TGCTGACCTGGCGGAAGCCTTCTCTGCCGGTGTCGGCATCGTCATTGGATTTTGGATCATTGCCAAGTCGTTGGGTGTGGTCCTTCAAGCCATCAAGCGATGGTGACGCGAAGGACGGCCGCGTTGTGCCGTGCCAGTCATAGTCGGGAGACTACGAAATGTTGACTGCTGTTGTTGCTGCTGTGGACTTCGATGCCGTGGGCACCGCCCTGGGCACGATTGCCGCTGCGATTGCCGTGATTTACGTGGGTTGGAAGGGCGTCAAGCTCGTCCTTCGCGCGATTCGCGGCGCGTAAGGCGCGTCCCTGTCCTGGCCGGTGGCTCACTCGCCATCGGCCAGGACCCCTACGAGGTTCCACCGTGGTTTCTGCTCTATGGCTTCTTCTCATGTTCTGGCTCGGCTCGGCCTGTGGCCTGGTTGCCGTGCGCGAACTGTCCTAAATCTCGCGCGTCAGATTGCGCTCGCGTGCATTCTGATTTTCGCTGTCCAGGTGGCTCACGGGGCCGCGTGTCCCCTGGATTCGGCTGGCAATGTGTTGCCGGGTTGGCCGACGACGCACACGCCTTCGGGCACGGTCTCGATGACGTCCGGCAATTGTTACGACAGTAACGGCACGATCCGGTCCGCGACCACAACCGGACTGTCCCCGGCTGCGTCGTTTGAGGCGCAGCGCGCAACGTATGAAGCCGCGGCCGAATCGTATTACGGCGAAAGTTACGATGTGACTGTTTACGGCGGTGGGGTAGACACAGGCTTTATTTATTACGCGCTGCAATGGAAAGCGTCGGACGGTTCGCCGGGTCCGCGTTGCCAGAATATGCGCCAGGCGGTGATAGCGACTCCGTGCGATCCGCCGGCACCGCCGGTCACGGATTGCGCGGCACGCAAGGGCAAGTTTCACGCTTATCAGCAAGACACCGCAGCGGCGCTCGGGTCGAAGGCGTGCACCGATGGTTGCGAAGTTTTCGTTAATGTCGGCGGCGTCAAGCGAACCGATGGCAAGTGGGGCATGGTCGGGCAGATTACCGGCGCGACTTGTGCCGGTAGCAACACGGCACCGGAAGCTCCGGCACCAAAGGACGACAATGAATACTGCGCGACCACGGAAGGTGGTCAGACGTTCTGTGTTCCTCAGGGAAAGAAAAACTGCGGTTACTACAATTCGGAATATGTTTGCACCGGCAACATTCCGAAAGACAACTGCATTCAGACCTCAAGCGGCAAGCGGTTTTGTCCGGAGGGGACCGCAACGCCACCGGCACCGGACAACGGCACGCGGGGCGTGGCTGCGCCAGCCGATGACAAAATCGTAACTGCAAAGTCGGATGCCGCTGCACCAGGGGGCGCTGCTCCTGGTGAGGGCACGACGCAAAACATCACCAATGTCTATAACTCGGGCACGGTCGCAGGATCGAGCGGGGCGGAAACGGGTGGCACCGGTGCGGAGGGTACGGGCACGGGTGGCACTAGCGGCGGCGGCACGGGCACCGGGTCGGGTGTTGGTGGTGCCGGGACCGGTGACGCTGACGGCGGCACGCCGGAAGGCGAGGAAGATGGCGACGGCACGGCTGGAACGTGCTCCGGACCTAACTGCGCGTTGATTCCGTCAGAACTTGCGGAGGTTGAAACCTTCGAAGAAACCGCCACCGGCGCATGGTCAACGATGCAAGCCGCGCCGATTGTGGCCGCCATGTCGTCGATTGGTACTTCCTGGCCGTCTGGGTCTTGCCCGATGGGAACCATTGACCTGGGTGACTACGGCGGCTCTCAGAACCTCGGCAGCATCGCTTGCGATATGTGGGCGGACAACATCGCCCCGGTGCTTAGCCTGGTCATGCTCGCGTTTTGGTCGTTCCTTGGGATGCGGATCATTTTCGAGGCGTAGCCGTGCAAGCAATCATCGACACAATCAAAAATTGGGCCAATACCTTTTTCGGTTGGCTCCAATCTCTGTGGGACGCGTTCGTCGCGTTCTTCTCCTGGCTCGCGCAAGCCGTCTTTTCCGGCATCGTTTCCGCGTTGACGGTTGTGCTTGCGGCCATTCCTGTCCCGACCTGGTTTGAGAACCTGGATTTTTCCGGCGTCCATCCTGCGGTCGCGTTTTTCGGTGAACCGTTCCGGATCGGCTATGGCATCGGCGTTGTTACGTCGGCCCTGGTCATTCGCTTTTTGATTCGTCGAATTCCGGTCATTGGTTAGCGGCCAGGGCGAGAGTGGGTGTTCGCGCTAGGCGGTGGACGCGCGTTATTCGCCGCCTCTTGAAGTCGTGCCGTGTGACACCTGGTACGGCGTTCCCTGGTCCTTCTTGGAGGTTTGAATGTCGATTCTTGCTTATACGGGTTTGCCAGGGGCCGGGAAGTCGTACGCGGTTGTTGAACACCAAGTGCTGCCCGCCGTCAAAGCGGGTCGGCGCGTGGTTACGAATATTCCGCTTGCCTGGGATGTGCTGCGCCAACGGTTCCCAGGGGCCGAGCTCGTCGAACTTCCCCTGGAGAAAATTTCGGCCAGTCCCGAAGTGATCTTCGAATACGTCACGCCTGGTTCCGTCCTGGTCCTCGATGAAGTGTGGCGGGTGTTCCCGGCTGGCCTCAAGGCGAACCATGTGCCGGAGCCGTTCCGCAAGCTCCTGGCCGAACATCGTCACATGGTCAACGACAAAAACGAGGCGTGCCAAATCGTCCTGGTCACGCAGGATCTCGCCCAGGTCGCGGCCTTCGCGCGTCAGTTGGTCGAGCAAACGTTTCGCACCGTCAAGCTGTCGGCGGTCGGCATTCGCGGTGGCTATCGCCTGGATGTTTTCCAGGGGCCGGTGTCCGGTCCGAATCCGCCACTGCAAAACCGTCTGCGCGAGGTGTACGGGCGATATTCCAAGGATGTGTGGAGCCTCTATCAGTCGCACACGATGAGCGAGGCGAAGGACGGCGGCGCAGATGAACGCGCGGTGGATCGTCGCGGCAACCTGCTCCGCTCTCCGGCGCTCCTGGCTACCGCTGCCGTCGTTGTCCTGGGCCTGGTGTTCATCATTCCGCGCGCTACTGGCTTGCTGGAAAAGGACGGCATGGCAAAGCTCGCCGGAGCGAAAGAACCAGGGGCAAGCCTGAGCGTGGCCGCGCCGGCGGCGCGGCCATCGTCCAGTCTTGTCCCGATCCCTGGCGCCACGGTGGCAACCTCGAGCTCGTCTGCCCAGGTGAAGCCTTGGCGAATCGTTGCCTACATTCAGAACCTCGACTTCCCGCAACGCTCCGTTGTCATGCTCTCCAACGGTGAGAGCAAAATCACGCTGCCATCGGCTGGCATTTGCTCGAAAGGTCGGGATGACTTGCTGCGTTGCCAGTTCGATGGTAGGGAAGTCACCGAATGGGGCGAGCGTCCCGCCGCTACACTAGTTGACTCGTAGTCGTCAACTATTTGACAACCCCGCAAAACTCTGAGTGTGGATGCGCTTTCCGTATAACGTACGGAGAAGCCTGGAGAATCGTGCCAACTGTACCCCTGGCATGGATACCAAAAGATAATTTGGTAAGCTCTACGGGCTTTATACAAAGCCTGTTTTTCTCTCGATATATCAAGTACTTACGCGGCTATCCGCTTCCCTAGTTGGCACGGTTTTTGACGGCTAGCCGTCCCTGGGGAATCTGGTAATTTTGTCGATCATGACTACCAAGCATCGTTACCCGACGCTCCCCAGGGAAGAACTGGAACTTCTCAAGTGTCAGCACGCGGCCAGGGCGGCGGGGCCGAATGCCTGGGAGTCGAGCATCGCGGCGGTGAACATCCGCGCCTCTTTTCCGGGATGCGAAGCATCGAACAACTCCGGCGACCAACTCACCCAGGGCGCAGGCTCACCACGCGAGCCAGGTCTATCCGGGGACACCGCCAATTCGCCCACGCCAAACCTTTCTGACTCTTTGGTAAAATTGGACCACCGTCGCCGGGGGTCGAAGGGTTGCGGGGCAAGTAACACCGCAACTCCGTCCCAAGTACGGGACACAACGGGACGGATCAGCATTGACTGGCTCACGGTCCACCAATTTCACCCGAATGCGCCGAAGGTCGGCTCGGACCTGCTTCTGTTCTGCGACCTGGAGACCGGCGAGATACGGTCGGAAAGCGTCCGAGGTTTGCAGCATCGGGGGTCGCATGATTCGTCGTTACAAATCCGCTGTGACGGACGGCGCGTCGAAGTGTCTGGCAACCCGTCCAAGTGGGGCCGATTCGATAACGTATTTGGTCATCCGACCCTGGCCGACTGCCTCGAACTCTACAACGGCATCCTTCGCTCTCTGGACCTGCCGGAATTCTCGGAGGAGGACCGCAGCTACGTCCTTCCGTTCCGGTTCCAAAAGTCCGATTCCGTCGCCCCGTCCGGCGCGGTCATCACCCGCGTGGACCTGTGCCGCAATTGGAGTGCTGGCGGGGCTTCTCATGCTCGATCCGTGGTGGCCGCCCTCTCGTCCGTTGTCCGCATGGGCAAGTGCGGTTGGCTTTCACCCGATGGCAACACCGTCGCCTGGGGCATCGGCTCCCGGTATGTCTACTCGAAGTACTATCTAAAAGGGCCGGAACTGCGAAAGCATCCAGGCTCGGACCCGGAATACAACGCGCAGTTGGCGGACTGGTGCGATAGCGTCGGTCTGGTCCGTCAGGAGGTATCCTTGAAATCTATGCTTCTCAAGCGCAACGGATTGGACCGGCCAGGGGCTTGGACGCGCGAGGCGGCCGAAAGCCTTATGGACGAGTACTCGCAGCACAAGGAATGCGGCGCGAGCTGCGCGAGCTATGACGAACTTTTCCAGGTGCTCCGCGCCTCTGGCGTTCCTATGTCTCGGGCCAGGGCGGCGCAAACGGCGTTGCAGGCCTATCTGAACGGCTTCCGCTTTGTGATTGGCGAGAACATCAGCCGTTCCGCTTTTTACCGGCTGCGCTCGGACGTTCGGGCTTCGGGTGTGGATATTGCGGCGCCTCTGAACGTCGCAACGCTTCCGGTACGAATCCGGGAATTGACATTAAATCCTGCTGACGCTCCGGCCTGGTATCGCTGGGCAGGCTAAGCGCGTGCCGTAGCACGCGGTCGGTGACGTCCTCGATCTTCACTTCCTCATGGGCGGCTAGCTGCTTAAGCAGTCGGTGTACGTCGGCTCGGATATGAATGGTCTTGGTGGCTTTGCTCTGCATCTCGGCTCCTCGTCCGCGCGCCTCGGACCGGTGGGGGGCGCGTAACTTCAGGCCGGGGGGGGGTTCGCCCCCCGTGTCCCGCGCCTCGCGGGATTCACGAAGTGAACCGGTTACGCTCTTAACTTCCGGCGCGCGGATTCTCCGTAAATATCCGGCTTGATCTTTCTACCAAAATTCCTTAGTGTCGCCCTGGGCTTACCAAATTATCTTTTGCCCAAAAGGGAAACACATGAAAGCTCTTGTCCTTGGAATCGCCCACCGTAAGGGCATCGCGAAGGGGTCGAAAAACCCGTATGACTTCGCAACTCTGTTTATGCTCCGCCCTGTCCGCGCGGTCGCGTCGCAGAACTTCACGCAGACTGGCCACGGCTTCGAAGTCGTCGAAGCGAAAGCCGCGATTACGGCGGTCGATTCGTTCGCCGGGGTCAAGTTTCCTTCCGAGTTGGAACTGGCGACTGACACTCAGGTTTCCTCGTTCGGGGAACTGGAAATCATCGTCACCGGCGTCAAGCGGAACTGACCGTGAAGCGCCCGGCCGATTTCGAAATCCTGGTGCATACGACGCCCGAAGGTTGGCGGCGTATGGCCTTCATTCCGTACACGGTTGGTTTTGCTCTCGTCCAGGTGATCGCGGAAGAATCTCAACTCGCCTGGGGTTTTCCCGTTCGCATTGTCCGAGGGTCTGAGTGCGTTCAGGAATTCGGCGCACCGCTTCCCCAGGTGGCGGCCTGAATGCTGCCGTCCTGTCCCGGTGTGGTCGCGAGTGGGGCCGATGGGTCGCTGCTATGCACTGACGCCACCACCGGGACGGGTCTCGCCTGGGTCGAAGTCTCAGAAATTCCGCCGACTGCTGACCTGGCGGAAGCCTTCTCTGCCGGTGTCGGCATCGTCATTGGATTTTGGATCATTGCCAAGTCGTTGGGTGTGGTCCTTCAAGCCATCAAGCGATGGTGACGCGAAGGACGGCCG